CAGTCACAAAATACAAGACCGTGGTATTCAATCCCGGCTCTCGTATGCACATTGAGAAACAGCTTCGGCTTCTTGGTTGGAAGCCAGATCAGTTTACCGATAGCGGGAGAGCCAAGCTTGACGAAGACGTCCTCACCAGAATTGACATCCCAGAAGCTGCCTTGCTCATCGAATATCTGCTCGTTCAGAAAAGACTTGGCCAGATCGCTGACGGAGATAATGGGTGGCTTCGTGTGGTTCAGTCAGATCGACGCATCCATGCACGTTACAATGCCTGCGGCACTCTTACGGGCCGTTCCACCCACTATGAGCCTAACATCTCACAAGTGCCCTCAGTGCGGGCTCCGTACGGGCGTGATTGTCGAGCGTTGTTCCTAGTACCAGAAGGATGGACACTAATCGGCGCTGACATGAGCGGCCTAGAGCTTCGTTGCTTTGCTCACTATCTCGCAGCGTTTGACGGTGGTGAGTATGGCAAGGTTGTCCTTGAAGGAGACGTTCACACCTTCAACCAGACTGCTGCTGGTTTAGAGACCCGCGATCAGGCGAAGACCTTCATCTATGCATGGCTCTACGGAGCAGGGGATGCCAAGATAGGCAAAATCGTTGGTGGCTCTGCGAAGCAAGGCGAAGCTCTCAAGGCCAAGTTCCTTGCTACCGTACCGGCTATCGCCAAGCTCCGTGCAGCGGTCTCACAGTCCTCCAAGAAGGGCTACCTCAAGGGCCTAGACGGTAGGCACCTGACAGTCAGATCAGAACACTCAGCCCTCAACACACTGTTGCAGTCTGCTGGCGCTGTGCTGTGCAAGACATGGCTCCGTGACTTCTACGAGATCATGCACACCCATGGCTACAAGCACGGATGGGATAACGACTTCGTAATCGTTGGATTTATCCACGATGAAATACAGGTTGCAACTCGCGACCCATTTGTCGAGTCAACTGCCAACTTACTTGTCACTGCCGCCAAAGACTCTGGTCTTCATTACGGCTTCAAGATTGGTCTGGATAGTTCCTACGTAACCGGCAAGAACTGGGCGGAGACCCATTGATGACAGAAGTTCTAACAGCAATTGACGACGGACTATGCAGTGTAATCCTTGAAGCTCATATCAGGGGCTTCACGGTGCAATCCGATTTCGCACGTAAGCATGCAGACTATGTAGCTATGGCTGCGTCTATGGGCCTCATTAGTACGAGGGTACACCTGAATGTGTTCTCTCGGGAGTGGAGGCCTACTGTGGGTGGCCTTAGGTGGCTCAACGAACTCGATCTGGAGGACGACAAAGAGTGACAAAGCTTATTCGCATCTGGTGTGAATACACCATTGGTCAGGACAGCGTTGTGTTCTCGACTAAAGAGAAAGCACGCCAGTGGCTAGAGACCAATGCTGTACTAGCTGATGCACTCGACGGAGACGACGAAACACTGGACGATATGTTCGGCCTTGGCCTAGTGGACTATGAGGAGATTACGCTTGATCCAAGTTGAACTCCTCGACCACATGGGCTCTGACCTGACCGTAGTGAATGCGGCTAGGGTTAGTTTCGATAAGGCTAGTGAGTGGCTTTCGGAAGCTGAGTGCCCAACCGACCCACATCATGGGGGTAAGATTCCTCCGTATAAGAGGCTCTCAGACCGTGACACCAAGCTCATCCAGTTCCTCGCCCGTGGAATGACGACTACGGACTTCGATGAGTTTGTCACTGACGTTTCTCGTCGTGGTTACTACCTGATGCAGTTTGGTAGTACTGATATTCGTGATGAACTTATCAAACTCTTGGAACGCTACCGTGATACACCGGAACACTGGTCACCCTTCTCGCATCCGCAAGCATCATTTAGGGTGGCCGCTCCTATCTTCGTGGCCCGGCAGCTTCAGAAACACACGGTGGGTCTTGCTTGGAATGAAGTGTCCAGACGCTACGTGGATGCAGAACCGACGTTTTATGTTCCTGAGACTTGGAGAAAGCGTGCGGAGAACGTGAAGCAGGGCTCTTCGGAGGAGGCTGTCAATCTCAACTGGCAGTATGGTGCTTATGGTTCTCTTCAGGCAGACGTTAGGGGTCTCTACGAAGACTCTCTGACAACCTACAGCCTTATGCTCAAGGCCGGAGTATGCCCAGAACAAGCCCGCATGGTCCTCCCGCAGTCAATGATGACCGAGTGGATATGGACCGGCTCCCTGTATGCGTTCGCTCGCGTCTGTAAACTGAGGCTCGATAGTCATACACAGAAGGAGACCAGAGACGTTGCGAAGCCAATCTCTGATTATATGGCTACCTTATTTCCTGTTAGCTGGCCTGCTCTTGTTTCTGCCGTCGTGCAGCCAACATCAGCGCCCTAACGCAACCAATATCAACGACTGGATACCTACGAATGATGTTCGTAATGATGTCTATGGTGGTCTTCTCCCTGTCGGGACCAGTGACCACAAGTGAGGCCCGCGCTTATCCTAGCGAAGCGGCCTGCGAAGCTGACAACCAGCGCGTTCTTCAGGTGCTCCTAGCTGTCGCTAAGGGACCTCAAGATACCCCCGTATTCGCCGCCTACAAGTGCGTGCCCCTCAACATTGGAGACCCCGCCTAATGACTAAGAACTTCACCGAGACTGCCACCGAGATCGTCCTGTTCGTCCAGAACTACGGCTTTAGCACCACGTCCATCCGATACGTCGAGGGAGTACTGAATGACCTCTTCAACAACGCTACCCCCGCCGTGGTGGAAGGGCCCGCACCCGTGGTCACCGGAACTGATGGTGATACCGTCATCCCCGTCGATGACACCACTACCGCGAACTGATTGGCCTACCATGTGGGTCATGCTCTCTCAGCCGAACTGTAACTACTGCTCCATGGCTCTGGCTCTGTTGGCTAGCCGCGACTGTCAGGTCTCAGTCTATGATGTGAGCCAGTCCCCTATCTTGAAGAACTTCCTGCGTGATCAGGGCATTGTCCAAGTGCCCCAGATATACCACAAGGGCCTCCGCATTGGAGGCTACGAAGACCTTCGCCGCTATCTTGGGAGTGATCATGTCTGATCGTGGTTGGTTCTGGACTCTCTACTTTTTCTACATGGGGCTGCTTGGGGCCCTAGTGTACGCACTGTTTCTCGCATGAAAACATACACTCTGCTATTTGATGCCGATCATCTGATGTACACCGCAGCGGCAGCAGCAGAGCATGAGACTCGGTGGGACGCTGACAACCATGTGTTGGCTTCGAATGCTGAGGAGGTCTGGTTGATCTTCACACGCATCTATCAGACCAAGACTCACTTCATTTCGGAGTGGCTTGGAGATAGTCCCATCCTAGTCCCGTTCTTCTGCTTTACGGGTAACGACCTCTTTAGGTCAAAGCTCTACTCAGGCTACAAGGCTGGCCGTTCCCGTAAGCCGCTCTGCTACTGGGATGTTGTCCAGAGGGTCTTCAGGGAACTCTCCGCTGGTCGTATTGACTGCCTAGAGGCTGACGATCTGATGGGCATCATGGCCACACAAGGCAAGATGCCTAATCCGATCATCGTGTCTGAGGACAAAGACCTCATGACGATACCCGGCCTGCTCTGGCGTCAGGAAACGCTCCACACAATCGAGGAGCACGAAGCCGATCAGAACTGGCTCAGGCAGACGCTCTCCGGTGACACCACAGACGGATATCCCGGTTGCCCGGGGGTAGGCCCCAAGACTGCTGAGAAGTACGTCCAGCGGGGCTGGGAGGGCGTCCTAGAGGCCTTCGAGAAGGTTGGCCTGTCTGAGGAGGATGCTTTGCTTCAAGCGAGGCTGGCGAGGATTCTTAGGGCATCCGATTGGAACAGTGAGAAGAAGGAGCCGATACTGTGGACACCCGCCGCCACTGTGCCTATTGCGACGAAGTAGTTTTTTCCCCTTGCCAGACGAAAACGCATAGTCTGGGTTGTATTCACCCAAAGATCAGGCCCACCGTTGAAAGCAAGATAGCCTCAGACGGCGGCTCGACAGACTATTACAAGCTTCCCGATGGTGCGAAGGAACTCCTCGATCTCATCGAACACAAGCAGATGAACTTCAACGTAGGTAATATCTTCAAGGCTGCTTACCGCCTAGGAGAGAAAGCAGGAAATGATCTGAGCTATGACCTCAAGAAAATCATCTTCTTCGCGGAAAGGGAACTCGCCCGCACCAAAGCCCCGGAGCGGAGCTACGCCCCACGGTCGCCAGCCCAGCAGGAAGATCGTAGCTGAGAGCATCCACGAAGAGCACGACAAGCATGGCTATTACTGGACAGTCGTAGACCTTACTACTGGCCCTAAGAGGAACCCCCCCATCGAGATATGGTGGGAGAACGCCTACAAGGTATGTATTAGACAGGACAACGGCAGTACGGCAGATGTCATCACGTTGACCCTAGGACAGACCTACGACCTCATGACTGCTTTCGCTAGAGCCCTAGATTGTGGACCCGCTGATTAATGACTGATGATATTGACACTAAGCCTGATCTCAAGGTGGTTCCGATATTCGGGAACCGCATCCACCCCGACGAGTACATCCCAGAGGACGAAGAGTACACCCCCGAACTCCCCACTCCTGAGGAGATGATTGAACTCGCCAATGGTAGCCGCATCAGGGGCATCTTCGTGATCGCCCTGAATGATGCTGGAGACTACACCAACTATGCTGATGGTCTTTCCCAAGCTGAGGTTCTCGCTGGACTATCTGTGAGCCAGACCTTGACCGTACTGCGCAACTATGGAGTTAGCTAATGCCTGAGATCATTGATTTTGATGACCAGTTGGTCCTCCCCTTTGAGGACGCCGATACGATCTCACAGGCCAAGATGGTCAAGGAATTCATGACTGCCTTTCAGGCCAGTGACGACCCGGCTCTCTGGGTCAAGCTAATGGCTGAGGAGCTTCAGGAGGTTCGCGAGGCCATGGCACAGCTTCTCAAGGAACTCATTGATCTAGAGTACGTCTCGACTGGTGCCTATCTTGTGGGTGTCAAGGGGGTGCCGGATGAGATGGCTACCGTACTTGGTCAGATCAACAACATTGCCTCAATCATTCCTCTTGATGTCTTCAATGAGGCCTTTCGGCGTGTCCATAACAGCAACATGAGCAAGCTTGGCGATGACGGCAAGCCTGTTAGGCGTGACGATGGGAAGATCATGAAGGGCCCTAACTACCAGCCGCCCTCTCTTATTGACCTTATCTGATAAGGACTGACATTGAATAATCAGGTACCTGTATATACACCGTCTCCCCGCGCAGAGATCATTACCCGTAGGACCTACAATCGCCCTCTGGACGCAGAGGGTAAGGTCTTTGAAACATGGGACGAAACCATTGAACGAGTCATTGGCCACCAGCGATGGCTCTGGGAACGAGCTTCAGGCAAGTCTCTCAAGCCAAAGCACGAAGCCGAACTGGATGAACTCAGGGAGTTATTCCGATCACGCAAGGCTCTCCCGGCAGGCCGAACTCTTTGGCTTGGCGGTACGTCAGTGGGCCAGTCTCGCGAAGCCTCGATGTTCAACTGTTCCTTCCTGCGTGTGGAGACAGTACATGATGTGGTGGACTCCTTCTGGCTCCTCCTCCAAGGATGCGGGGTTGGCTTTGAGCCCGTCGTCGGAACCCTCTCGGGCTTCTCTAGGCCTACCGAATTGGAAATCATACGGTCTTCCAAAACAGACCTGAACGACAAGGGATACGAACACAACGTCGAGCAGTTCCACCCGATGGAGCACAACTCCAATGGTTGGCATTGGGTGCTCAAGATCGGAGACAGCGCCGAGGCGTGGGCCAAGGCCGTAGGGAAGCTTCTGGCTAACAAGAAGCACTGCATGAAATTGACGTTGGACTTCTCTGAGCTTCGTCCGGCCGGGGTCCGACTCAAAGGCTACGGCTGGATTAGCTCCGGTGACCAGACCATCAGCAAGGCCTTTGGGGCCATCTGCACGGTCCTGAACATGAAGGCGGCTAGGCTTCTCAGCCGTATCGACATCCTCGATATCATGAACCATCTTGGGACCACCCTGAGCAGCCGTAGGTCGGCAGAGATCGCAGTGGTGCCATACGGTGACCCTGAGTGGATCGAGTTCGCCAAGGCCAAGAAGGACCACTGGATTGACAACCCTCAGCGGGCCCAGTCGAACAACTCGCTTGTGTTCTACCACAGACCTTCCAAGTCTGAACTCACTGACATCTTCGACCTTATGGTGCAGTCAGGAGGCAGTGAGCCCGGCTTTCTTAATGGTCAGGCTGCTCTTCAACGCGCTCCATGGTTCAAGGGTGTCAACCCCTGTGCCGAAATCTTGCTTGCCAACAAGTCATTCTGTAACCTAGTGGAGATCGACCTTGCTAAGTTCAACGGAGACTGGGAAGGTCTTGTACGTGCCACCCAATTGGTTGCCAGAGCAAATTATCGCCAAACCTGTGTCAACCTCGATGACGGAATCCTTCAGAGATCGTGGCATGAACTCAACGAGTTCCTTCGCCTTACCGGTGTGGGTCTTACCGGTATCGTCCGGTGGGAAAGCAACGACGATTATCAGAAGCTCCGAACCCTTCGTGGAGTAGCACAGCAGGCCGCTCACTTCATGGCCGACGAGCTTGTCTCGCCTAGGTCCAAGTGTGTGACCACCATCAAGCCTTCAGGTACCCTGTCGAAGATCATGGACACGACCGAGGGCATTCACAAACCCCTCGGAAGGTACATCTTCAACAATGTCCGATTTGCTGTTACTGACCCTCTGCTGGATTTGCTACGGGCTAGCGGCTATCACACTTTTGCTGACCCTTATAATCCTGATGCCGTACTTGTTCGCTTCGCTGTCGATTGGGGTGACCTAGGGTTCACTGAGGTTGATGGTAAAGAGGTGAACCTTGAGTCCGCTGTGGAGCAACTCAATCGTTATAAGTTCTACATGGAGAACTACGTCACTCACAATGCTAGCATCACGGTGTCCTACGATACCCATGAAGTCCCTGAGATCGTAGACTGGATTTACGGTAACTGGGACCACTATGTGGGTGTCTCGTTCCTCTTCAGGGCTGACCCGACTAAGACCGCTGAGGACCTTGGCTATCCCTATCTCCCACAGGAGGTCGTGAGCCGTGAGGTCTTTGAGGCCTATGCTTCGACCCTGAAGCCAGTTAGCCTAGTCAATAGCTTCGATGAAATCCTCGATGACGACTGCGCCACGGGTGCCTGCCCGATAAAGTAAAGACGTAAAAACCGATACCGTATGTTCTCACAACGAGAGCGTTCGGTATCGGTTTTTTGCTATTTGATAGGCGTACTGAAGAGCAAGTGGCTGAACTTCGCGGCAAGGAAAGCAGCCATAGCCGTCAACACATGCATGAAATAGTTGGCCCCCTTGGCCTGCATGTAGACGTCATGCAACGTATTGATCTTGGTTACCGTCTTATCCAACTCTTGGATTGTT